CCAGCATGTTCATAATGGTCACCTCCTTCTAGAGCTTGATGCATCTTGAGGGATCTGGAACCAATTGATGAAACTGCAGGTGGTTGATGCTTATGATCAGTTGATTGCAATGCAGCATTATAAGTAGGTCCACAAATTGATACATTTTCCGCCCAAGCGAAAATTTGAACAGAACAATCTGTACCAGCTACTGCATTTGCATTTAATAAATTGGTAAATGATCTCAAATTAAAATTTCCCATATCACGCATACCTTGTTTATGAGTAATGTCTAACCAATTTCTATTATAGAAAAAAGGTAATGTCATTTCTCCTCCAGCCGAAGTTTCAGGATGTATCCAGATATGTGGACGTTGAGAAAGAGGTACTAGAAAACCATCATAAGTTGCAGTTTCTACAATTGGACAAGGTCCAAGATCTGCCATAGGTTCATAAAATAAACCTGCTAAACCGTAGTAAAAGGGTGAAGTGTTTATCAGAACTTTTATACGCATAGTACAATTGATGAAATTGTAATTTTCAACCTTGCGTTTAATAGCAACATGATCAAAGAATTCTTCCCATGGGTAAAAGGTGGAGTCCAATGCTCCACCTACGGCCCATGTATAAGTACGTAATAACACAGGTCTAGATAAAAAATCAGCTAACATAGAGTCAGCTTTATAAGAATCATAAATGGAAGTATCTTGTAAGGAAACAAATTCCAGAACTTCACCAGGTTCATCATCAGTGAAGTCAATCACTCCATGATCTGTGGTGGATGCTCCTCCAGCTATATCTGCTACAACAGCATTAGTACTTTGAAGATTTGAGGTAAATAATCGAACGGTTTTCTCAGAACCGTCCAATGCGCGAGTCAAGCCACCGCGCAGTGCTCCCGAAGTTGTCGGGCTCAATACAACTCTAACGGAGTTGCCACGTAGACAATTATTACCGAATTTAATATTAAAGGAATAAAGCAAATTCAGACTCATATTCCCGCCATCAAATTTTTTAGCAATCAACCTAACTATTTGTAAATACAAATTTTGAGGGACACTCTGGTAGATTTTACACTTAAAGCCCACGCTCTACTTACATTTCAAATTTGATGAAAT